CGTATTCTTAAATACGTTAGATTTGACTGGAGGCTGCAAATTCCAGGCTTCAACATATGCGGTACTGGTGAAGGACCCTCAGCTACGCTGGAAACCCGGCGCATGCACCGATGGGTATTTGAAGCATTGATTGATGACTCGATCTTCCCGCGGACCGAGCGATTGATCCTCCAAAAGGCTCAACGGCCGAATTTCAAGTTCGAAGAGACGCCGATGCACCACAACCAAGAGGTCGCGTGGTTCGCTGGTAAGCAGAGTTGGGAACCCATCACGCTCACTTGGTATGATGCTGAGCAACCGGCCGACGTCTCGCAAAGTATCCATAATTGGATTGAGTTGGTTGTTAACTTTGCCCAAGCAGATGTCAATCCTCCGGCGGCCTACAAGAAGGAAGCTTTGCTCGGGATGACTTCTGGTGTCGGTTTCGCCACTAGCGAGCAATGGAGGCTCTGCAATTGCTGGCCGAAGGAATCGAATTGGGGTAATCTCGATTATACGAACACCGATATCGCCACGATTGAGGTCAGCATGAGGTATGACCGAGCCATCAAGACCAAGTAGGTATTGGCTATTTAATCGACTAAAAGACCCCGCTCGGCTTGCCCTGGCGGGGTCTTTCTATATAATCCCTTTGCTTTATTGCAGTTAGAACATAATAATTGGATACTGTCTGGAAAACTATTCCTTGTCAGCCATCGTGGCATATTTGATACACCTGCTTCTTTTCTATGTTGTTTACCGTCGTTGTTGATGTGATCAAATTCTAGGAATGCCCAATTATCTTCTCCGCAGCATGTGCATTTACCACCATACTGCTCGATGCACTCTAGGCGTCGACGACGTAGTCGTCTGGCTTTCTTGCTTTTTGGTTGTTGTGGTTCTTGATGGTGGGGGCATGTTCTAAACTTGGCTCGGCCCCGATTACAATTGGCACACAATAACTGGAGATATGGTGGGAAATTGTTCTTGATAATCCATTCCATCATATGACTTCCAACTTCTTTGCGATGTTTTGCACCATTATTATTGATATGGTCGATTTCTAGGAATTCGTATGTATTTTCTCCGCAGCATTTGCATACCCCATCATAGTGTTGTAGTACTATTAGTCGTTGCCGGTGCCAGCGTGATACGCCGCGTTTCAAATGTTTTTTATGGCATTCTTTGCAGCGGAATTTGTTGTCAGTTTTTTCTCCGCAAAATGGACAAACACCATTGCCTTTATTTAGTCTGTATCGGCGGAGTGTGGAATCTGTAGCTCTCCTGTTGCATTCAATACAAGTATTTGTTCCTGGTACTGGTGGCTTTCCGCAGGTAAGGCAGTTGCCTTGTATTCTGTGTTTTAATCTCTGTTTGGCTTGTCTTTTCTTGCTACGTTGCCGATCTCGTTCCATGCAATTATCACACAACTTATTGTTATTACCTCTTGGTTTAGAGCAATCGAAACAAATATTAAGTACATCGCATTTTTCTTTGCGACGAAGACGTTGCATGGATGTCATGGCTTAATCCTAAGTAATGATTTGTTTTAGATTTGATTGGAGGTCTGTTTGCCGGGCTTCAACACTCCAGGCGGGGCTCCTAATGTCCCTAGATATCCTCTCCCTTTGAGTACTCAGGAGACTGCTCGTAGGCACAGATGGAGACTTGAGATTAGTCCTGGAGGTTATTTTGGCGGTAAGTTTGGTGATATTGAAATCTATGCTCACAAGGCTACTCGCCCTACCCCAGAGATAGATGTTGCTACGATTCACCATTCCCAGGATGAGATATATCTACCTGGAAAAAATCGTTGGGCGCCCATAGACATTTCTTTCTATGAGATTATCAAGGAAGGTATGAGTAATATTACTGCTGAATATATCTATGATTGGTGGTCGCGAGATGTTGTCAATATAAGTAAATCTAGAATAGCCCAAAGACTGGACCGGCCCGATCAAAGTGGTGTTGGGGGGCTTAAGCGTCTGTGCATTCTTACTCAGTTGGATGGTTATGGCGATGGCCGTTATGCCTATATTTTATATGGTTGTTGGCCAGAGAAAGTGAGTCCAGAGGATTTGAATTTTGATGAAAGCAAAATTTGTGAGATAAGTCTGCGCTTGCGGTATGATAAAGCCGTAGAAAGGCCACCGGCTGTTCAGGTAGGATATACAAATACAATTCCTCGATAGGAACAATTATGCCCGGATTCACAGTAGCACCTAATGTAGGATCGGGGTTATCGGCTACTAATCTCAAGCCGTTTTATAGTTATACTTGGGAGATAGCTAGCTTATTCGTTGATCCGTCTGATCCTGCTGGTACGCAGTCGCCGGGAGCTAGTCCTACTGGTTTGGGGGTGATTATTTATGCTAAGGATTGTACACTACCCACTTTTTCTACTGATTACGAGAGAGTCGATGGTGCCAGTGTTGTTTATAAGTATGCTTCGATGGTAAACTGGGAGGATATCAGAATTACGTTCTATGATATTCCTAAGGATGGTGAGATTATGGCCGAAAGGCTTAAACTGTGGCGGGATCGAGTCTGGACGCCAGGGACGGGTCTTGGATTTGCAGATCATTATAAGCAGCAGTCAATTATCCAAGTTTTTAATCTTGACATAACTGAGGGTTATAAATGGACATTATATGGTAGCTGGCCGCAAAGTATTCGAGATGGTGAACTTACTTATACGCGGACTGAAGTTAAGCTTGTTGAGGTTGTGATAGTCTATGACTGGGCTGATACAGAGAGACTCAGTTCGGGCGAGTTATTGATGTTAGCTGGATAAACTCTCAGTAGTAAATAGTGGTGGACCTTACCGGAGTTATATCTATGATGAAAAAACCGCAGAATTCTCAAGAAGAAGAGGTTGCCCTCTCCAGCGCAAGTGGCCCGGTGCCGCCACCCGGCGCTGAGGATGTCAAGTTCCAGGATACGCAAGAACCAGAGGGTATCCTTTCGGATCTTGCGAAGACGGGTGCCAGTGATGAAGATATCGTTGACTCGATTATCCAGATCCCGGAAGCCCAGCTCATTCCTTGGGAAGAGTGTACGATTCCCAGCAAAGGAATGTATTACAACTGGACAAGTGGCGTTATCCAGGTCAAGGCGTGGGGTGCCAATGTTGATAAGATTTTAGCCACATCGCGACTGGCCCAGACTGGCCAATCCATCGATTATATGTTGGCTAGTTGTTGCAAATTCCCAGACGGTTTTGAGCCAACCCAGTTGCTGGTTGGCGATCAGATTTTTCTGCTTTACTATCTTCGTGGTATTACTCACGGGAATATCTATGAGTTCATCACGACCTGTCCGAATCCTGATTGCCAGGCCACTGGCGCGTTTACTGCTGATCTCAACGAGTTAGCCGAGACGATTGTTTGGGCTGATGAGAGTCTTGGTGCTGAGCCGTTCAAGGTATCTCTGCCTTATCTGAGCAAGAAGGTGGGTAAGGATATTTGGGTGGCGCTTCGCTATATGCGGGTGGCGGATTCTCAGTATATTATTAGGCAACGGCGGGCTACGAATCGGGCAGTTGGTAGGGGTGGACATGCCAGAGTTCGCAAGCGACAACAGAAAAGACTAGGGGCACCGCAGCAAGAGGTACAGACGGGTCAGATTGATATCGATGATTCGCTTATGAAGAATCTCGAGACAATTGTGGTGAGTGCCCTGGGGGTTGAGGATCGCTTTAAGATCCGTGCTTTTGTTGATAAGCTACACTCTTCTGATCTTGCCGTGATTCGTGAATGGCTACGGGACCATAGTCCCGGTATCGACACACAAGTCGAGTTGAATTGCGGCGAGTGCGGAAATGAGTTCCGCGTCATGCTCCCCATCACTGAAGCCTTTTTTCGTCCGCAAGTCCCTTGAGGACTGTGAACTAGAATGGGAACGGGTGATGGAACAGCAGTTCATACTTAAGGAGTATGGACGCATCTCGCTGTTCGAGCAGAATAATATGACTGCTGAAGAACGTAATTGGTACGTGCGCCGGCTAGATCATGAGTACCGTGAACGTTCTAAGAAGCAAGGTGGAAACACACCGCAATAAATATCCGATTATCAATGAATTCCATCAAGGACACAAGATAGGTCTGCTCATCAAGCCCAGCACGCAAACTAAACATGGGCTCGTTAAAGCCGGGGCAATCTAATTGCTCTCGAGACACAAAACCGTTGGCCAAGGGCTGCTGGCCCAAATCAATGAATTCTAGTAGCGACATGCTTTGGCCTCAGCTATTCTCTCTATTATATAACTGTCTTGGCGACAGAGTCCCAAAGCTGTGAATTGGGCAATATCAATGAACCCTTTATTGTATGCTATCTCCTCGATACACGCAACACGAAATCCCTGCCTCTTCTCTATAGCCGCTATAAAATTGCTAGCCTGCAACAGTGCTTCATGTGTTCCTGTATCAAGCCAGGCAAAACCACGACCCAATATCTCAGCATGTAGAGAATTAGCTTCTAAATAGGCTCTATTAACATCCGTGATCTCTAATTCTCCTCGGGGAGACGGCTTGAGACCCCTGACTATATCAATTACCTTGTTATCATAGAAGTATAACCCAGTCACGGCATAATTGGACTTGGGCTTCTTCGGTTTCTCCTCAATAGATAGCACCAATCCATTATAGATCTCCGCGACACCAAATCTTTCTGGATCACAGACACTATGGACAAAGATGGTTGCCCCCTCAAGGCTATCTGCCGAGGTTTGGACTAGTTTATCCTGAAAGCCATGACCATAAAAGATATTATCACCCAGCATTAAAGCAACAGGATCGGCACCCACAAACTGCTCACCAAGAATAAATGCCTGGGCTATCCCACTGGGCTTAATCTGGACTATATAAGAAATGTTCAACCCCAGATGCTTTCCATCATGGAACAGTCCCATGAATTGGTCAGTATGCTCCGGAGTAGAGATGATCAAAATATCACGAATACCCGCCAACATCAGGACGGATAACGAATAATAAATCATTGGCTTGTTATAAATGGGCAGAAGATGCTTATTGACCATCTTCGTGACTGGGTGCAACCGTGTTCCCGCGCCGCCCGCCATCAAAATTCCCTTGCGCATCTCCAAGCCTCCTACGATCGTGGATTTGGGCAGCCCAATCCCTATTATCAAAATACCATCGAACAGTCCGATTAAGTCCATCCTCAAATTCTACCGTCGGAGACCACCCAAGGGATCGAATTTTGCGACTGCAGATTGAATAAGCCACATCGTGGCCGGGCCGATCCCTCACGAATTTGATCAGATCACGATAATTACGAGACGGTATTGCATTGACTGCGGCCAGCTTATCTAACGAATCACAAATCTTGTGAACAACCTCCAAATTGGTCAGCTCACAGTTGGCCCCAATATTATAGGTCTCACCAGGTACACCACCAGTGATAACATACCAGAGCGCTTGAACATGGTCATCGACATGTATCCAATCTCGGACGTTCTGACCGGTCCCGTAGACTGGCAACTCCTTGCCCTCCATACCATTCAAAATCATTAACGGCATCAATTTTTCTGGGAACTGGTAGGGTCCATAATTGTTGCAACAGTTCGTGACAACCGCTGGCATCCCATAAGTTCGATGGTAGGTACGAACCAAATGGTCCGAGGCTGCTTTGGACGCGGAATATGGAGAACTTGGATCATAGCGTGTTTCCTCAGTAAATGGCTTCCCCCTGGTGGTGGAGCCATAAACTTCATCGGTCGAGACATGAATGAATTTAAAATTGGACGGCTTCTCCCATCGTCGGATCTCCTCCAACAGAGATAACGTACCTACAATATTGGTATTGATAAATGGCCAGGGACTATCTATAGAACGATCTACATGAGTATGCGCAGCGAAATGTATAATATAATTCGGCGCGTAGGTAAGAAGAATATTTCTAATAGCAGCACCATCATCGATATCGACTTTACAGAAAGCATAACGAGGGTTGCCCTCGAATTCTTTCAATCCCTCTAGATTTGAGGCATACGTCAGCGCATCAACGTTCACAACAGCAATGCCAGGGATCGAAGACAAGGTCTTCCGAATAAAGCTGCCACCGATAAATCCCGCGCCACCTGTGACCAAGATTGTCTTCATGATGTACTCCCCAAACTTAATTCAAATTATTTACTGAGGTCAAGCTAATGAATCTAACTGAGCTTAAACCAAATCTTTGGGAACAAGAGGCCATACCAACCGAATACACTGCATTTAAAGTACTTCGCAGTAATCCCATCAATACCAATGCCCATTACCTGGCAGCCCCCTGGAGTGTACTACTTAACACAAGACCAGGATTTTTCAGTAACGACCAACAAACAAAAGTCAAAAACGGATTCACGATTTGCCAACACATCTGCTACGCCAAAATTATTCCCTACCTCAAACGATGCGGAATTACCACACTCTTCACACCACACGCCCTCAAAAGCCCCCCAGACATTAGAGTCCTCCCATTCCCCCACCATGCTGTCAATGGCACAGATCCTGCCGTCAAGAATATCTTATGCTCATTTATGGGTTGTCTAATTACCCATGCAGTTAGGAAAGTGATCTGGGACACAAGACCAGACCGCGCCGACGTTAAAATGGTTAGGAGAGGTGCCTGGCACTATGAAGGAGCAGACCGCGCCAACCACGAAGCTGAGTACAAGAACCTTTTAGCACGATCAAGATTCTCGCTATGCCCACGTGGAACAGGTGCTAGCACAATACGCTTTTGGGAATCACTCCAAGCCGGTGCCATCCCAGTCTTAATATCTGATGCGATGAGACTACCAGAGGGATGGGACTGGCACCAAACTATTATCCGAATCCCGGAATCAAATACTGCCAAATGGCTCAAAATCGTAAAAGGTATTGCCACCGACAACGAACAGACCATGAGACAAAACTGTATAGAAGCATATAAACACTTTGCCGGAAAGAACTTAGTCAGTAATATTAGGCTGTTTTTCAGGGAAGATATCGAAGATCTCCCGGCTGTACCTTAGCATTTCGGGCTGGAAATA